AGAGTGGGATTTTTGGTTAGATTTAACTCGTGCCTGAGATGAGGTTTGGGAACAAGTTTGTCTTTGGTTGCTATTGACTTCCCATGCTCATCTTCAAGACTATCATCTTCAAGGTCAAAAAAGTCTGGGTTGTATTCAGCCTTTTCACCACGGTAGTTGTAGCGATATAATGCTCTCTTGCTGAAATCTTCATGTATTTTGTACCAACCTTCTTCCAGCTTCCGGCTCATTTTAACCAAATTGCTGCCAGTGAAAGGGTTAAACTTGCCTGGTTGTAAAGCTCTGTATCCCTGTTTTTGATAAAAACCATCGCTCTCCCATTTGGCATCCACGACAGTTTGGGTGGCACCCATCTTCTTGGCTTCACTCAGTGCTTGTAGCAACAGTTGTTTTCCTGATCCGGGTTTTTTGCCGTAACTGCCCAACCATTTCACATGTGCTACACTTCCTTCTATTGCAACATGCACAGCAGCCACACTGAAAATTCCAGTGTCTGGAGTGTAATTGTAGAGGAAAATACTGTTAGCCCCTAGACTGGGATTTTTAAGTGCTTTCAAGTTGTTTTTCACCACACTAGACACTGCCTCAAGTGCTTTAAAATCCTTGTCTAGTTTTTGATAACTTTCACCTTCAGCGCCATAACTGGCACTGTCTATTTGCTCTTGCTCATGTTCAATTGCGCCCAACAAATCTTCCAAACTTGTCTCGTCCAAATCTTCAGTAGACTCCCTTAAGGGTTTCTGCCAGCTGCCATTACCTTGATCTTGAAACCCCAATTTTTGATAAAATCCATGACTTTCCCAGATGGGTTTCACTGTAGCTTTTGTAGCGCCACGCTGCATACTTTGCCCCAAACCTTTTTCCAGTAGGGCACGGCCTGTGCCATTTAAACTACCCAACCAAGTAATGTGGGCTGTTTGGTGCTCCAGCAAGATATGCAATGCACTCTGACAACCTTCAGTGTAGAGCCAAATGCTGTTGGCTCCTATTTCAGGATCTTGTTCCCAAAGCCTGTGTGATTCCAAAACATGACTGATAGCACGCAACGCCCTGTAGCCCTGGCTGTTGGTTCCCATCTGAGATTTTGCCTCGTGTATTTGATGAAGATTTTGTTTCTGGTAAGCCAGTGCTTGTTGGCTGTTATACTCAGCTATAAGAGGTTTTCCGGGTTGAGCACTTTTTTGAAACAAGCTGGATAATTTCATTGGACACTTTGAGAAGAAAGTTTATGGAATATTTACTGGGACAGCTTGGTTGCACCTTGAATCAAATTGCATCAGAATTCAAGATGACAAAGTTATTGATATTCAGCGGCGCAGGCTTGAGTGCCGAAAGCGGCATTCCCACATTTCGCGAAGATCCAGAAGGGCTCTGGAGCCGTTTTGATCCCAACATTTACAGCAATTATCAAACTTGGCGGCAGAATTTTGAAACTGTTCACGGTTTTCACAGCGATCTGCGAGAAAAGATGAGGGAGTTTCAACCCAACCTAGCTCATAAAAAAATTGCAGAATGGCAAAGAAAGTATAATGCAGAAGTAATAACCCAAAATGGCGATATTTTGTTGGAACAAGCTGGATGTATCAATGTAATACATGTGCACGGGCGCCTGGATGAAATGCAATGCGAAAACTGCGGGCATGTGTGGAACATTGGCTTCACTAGGTACAATTGCGCACAGGGATGCCCTCAGTGTCAGAGTGTTCAAGATGTGAAACCTGGGGTAGTGTTGTTTGGTGAATCAGCACCACGATATGCTGATCTATACACTGCACTGGAAAGTCTTACTCCCAAAAGTTTGTTCTTGTGTATTGGCACAGCAGGTAGTGTTGTTCCTGTTGATAATTTTGCTCGGGTGCTGGAGTGTCCCAGTGTTATAAATGTATTGAATTTGAATCGGGATATTGATGGATACTTGCCGCCCATAGTGCCAGCGCACTGGACACACTGCATTTTGGGGCCCATAACACAACAGCTTGATAAAATTGAACATATCTTACAAAAGCATTTGGGTTTCTAAATAAGGCAAGGAAACAACAGCTGGGAAACCAAATGAAAATTCAAGACCTTATACAACCGTTGAATGAAAGTGTTGATCAAGCCATTCACTGGCACCAAGAAAACAAGGTGCCTTTGGTGGACAATATCTTCCGGATCCACAGCCCTGCGTGGTTTGAATTTTTTTGTGAAACACGTAGACGTGTAGCCAGTGGACAAGTTCTCCTAGAGCACCCACTGGACCAAGACATGATAAACAGTGATCTTGGCACTTTTGGTGTGTATGAAGGACGTATGGTTCCTTTGGACTGTATTTTTGAAACTCCCAACAGTTTGGAAGAAGCAGAATATCAAGGCAAGGATGTTGAGCTTAACAAGCCCAAACGCGGTGGACCAAAAAAGTATTATGTATACGTGAAAAATCCCAAAACTGGCCGAGTAAAGAAAATTGCATTTGGTGATGTTACGGGATTGAGTGTCAAGATGCGTGATCCCAAAAGACGCAAGAGCTTTGTGGCTCGACACAATTGCGAACAAAAAACAGACAAAATGAAAGCTGGTTACTGGGCGTGCCGAGTGCCTAGATATGCCAAAAGTTTGGGGTTGAGCCCCATTAGCGCCAAGTGGTGGTAAATGACTCCATACCAAGACCAATCCCGGGCTGACGGTTTTGAAAGAACATTTGTTCACTCGGTTGACGCTAGTGAACTAGTTTGGCACAAAGATCACAACCATAGGTTGGTTCATGTCTTAGAGGGTGAAGGTTGGCAACTTCAAATGGACAACAGCATGCCTTATCTTTTGAAACCTAACGATGTCATAAGAATCCCCCGAGACACCTTCCATAGACTGTGGAAGGGCTCAGGGGATTTAAAATTGCTAATAATTGAGGAACAACCTTAGCTGTTAAGGTCTGGAGCTTCTCGAGGAAAATCCTTTTGATTCCAGGCCTTGATACCAAAATAGTGACGCAGTAACCCAATTACTGTCTCGCTTTCAAAATCCTTACAGGAAAACACAACTATATCTGTTCCATACAGACATAAATATTATTGAGGATCGCGGTGTCTCACCACCCATCCTCTCTAAACGCTTTCAAGGAGCATTCAGCATGAACAATATTTATCCGGGATTATCATCCCTCGAATACATTCCCTATACCTATATCATAGGATGGAGATTACTCAAAGTCTACTACTATGGCTGCGAAACATCATGTAACAAGAAAATTGCCAATCCATCCAATTTATGGACAGTCTACTACACATCATCCCCGATTGTACATGAATTTACAAAACATCATGGTGACCCAGACATTATTGTTATACATCGAACATTCAAAACTGCCCGCGAAGCTGTAGAATTTGAATGCACATATCTTAACAGAATAAATGCCAGAAACAGAAATAACTGGTTAAACAGACATAATGGTGGTAATAAGTTTGTAACAACTGGCATGAGGTGGATCACGGACGGTAGACATGAAAGATTGATGAATCCTAATGAAAGTATTCCAAAAGGCTGGTATCTAGGACAGTCTAAAACTACAAGACCTTATAGGAAAATAAGTGAAAAAACAAGACTGTATTCTAATAAGGCTAGAGAAGGTAAAACAATTATCAACAATGGTGTCAAGCAAAAGTTCCATGACCCTAATCTTCCAATCCCAGCAGGGTTCACCAAAGGTCAGTTACCTGCCAATATTGAGAAAGTTAAAAGGAACAGTGCTGGAAAAAGGGTTATGACGCAAGCATTGAGAGATATAGCATCACGAACTCATAAAGGTAAAATCGTATCTAAACAGACAAGAAACAAGCAATCTATATCCCAAACTGGATCAAGATGGGCCAACAACGGAATTGAAACGATCAAAATCCCAAGAGGTAGCTCACTACCTCTTGGGTACGTCTATGGCAGGATTATGCACAAACGCACATAATTCACAATTTTATGCCTGGCGTGTGAGGAAATTAGTCCTCATGCGCTCTGGCGCAAAATACTGTTGAAAGAGGTCAGCTACCTTTTGAGTGTCGTATGGGCGGCAGCTGAAAACGTCAAAGTAAGCATCGCCGCTGTCATCGCACCAATGTCCTACAATATTTGACGTAGTTATCAACTGAATTCCGGTCCAGCCAGCCTTGTTATCTTCACCAAAGTGCACCACTTGCGGCGATCCGTGTGCAATCATGTCGATCTCCTCAACCAGGTGTGTGAGAAATTTAGCAATCAGTTCACCGTTTTGAGCGGCCTCTAATCTACAAGCCTTGGCGTCGATTGTTAGGTGATATCCCCAAAATTGGTCAGTCATCTCATATGTGCTCCTTGGTATAAAGATGGTGTCGGCGGTTATTTACGGTGTTTTTGAATATTCCCACAACTCTTTTGATGCGAGATTCTTTTCCTTGGCTTCGCACATGAGGTCCATGCGATCCCAAAACTCAAGACAATAGCTGTTCAAAGCCTTGTTCCATGCACGGTTGGAATGTGCACGCAGTTTGGCCCGCTTGATACCTTGTGCTTCCAGCAAGGCAATGTTGGGACGAACTGTGTTGCTGTGTTCAGGCAAAACTTCTTCATGTGGAAATGCAACATGTATTTCAGGACGGGCGCCACGCCAGCTGTTAATAACCAACGTAAGTCTAGGATCATTAGGCTCAAGATACTGTCCTTGATGAATCCAGTAATGGTTGATATCAAGGCAAATTTTCACCTTATCGTGGAGCGGCAATAGATGGTCCAAGCAATAGCTGTATTCATCATTTTCCACACTCAGCCACTGTTTTGTATCACTTGCAAGACGTGCGAAACTGTGTTGAAAATAATCCAGAAAGTCTGATCGTTTTGCACCGCCATGTATGTTGATTTCTTGTCGTTGGTCGCTGCTGTCAAATCCCATCAGTCGAAAAATCTCGCTGTGGTATTCAAGATCTTCGATGGCACGCTCTACTGTTTCAGAAGTGTGAGATACCAGCATAGTGAACTGACCTGGATGCGAGCTGAGTCGAATATCATGCTTCCGTGCCAACTCACCCACTGCCCCAAACCCTTGTAGCGTTTTGATTACAACTGGCTCTTGGTACGCTTGTGTCCAGTTGTGATGTGTACGAGCTGGTAGGATTTCACTACCAATCCGCATCATCCGTAGTGCTTGTGGCCAACTTCCAACCAACTGAAACTGACGCTTCATCGTATCGATGTTGTGTTGAATTATACCGCACAGCTTGTCAATGGCCACAGTCCGCGGCAGCTTGTCAAGACTTGTAACAGTAGTGCTTTTGGTGTTGTATTGGGCATACCACTGTTTTTCCAGCTTCGAATCTGGGAAGCTTTCCTCAGTCATCAGTTTGCATGCGAAGCCGATCCGTTGGTCAATCATTTTTCCCATTCCACATTACGTTCAACACACTACACGATGTTAATACAAAGTCTACGACCAAATCAGCTTGAACTCTGCCAAATCCTCACGGTTGTAGAACAGCACACACAACGGGAATATCTCAAGATACGTTGGGTCCCAAAAGCCTTGCTTCACTTGTGCCCAGAATCTGGGATTTGGGTGGTAAAAACTGTAGCCTGAGTGGCGCCAATCTCTTGTCCATCCACCCAGCGTCTGGTCCCAACTTGTCGCATGTGCTGAGCATTGCAGTCGATTCTCAACCCACTGGGGAAGGATTGCAGGATCACCGTGTCGCCGGGAACACCACTGCATCATCTCAAACAAATTCTGCATGTTGGCATGCTCATGCAAATACAGATGCTGCCATTGGGTCATCATCTAACTCCAGGAGAGAATGAATTGAGCCAGCCGGCTTCGACTGCTGAACCAAAAAACCCAAGTGGCTTTTGTCGCATACCAGCTCATGCACCAGTCACCTTCAAAGTAGTCTAGCCAACCATCCTGCGCCTCGTCCACGATGTCTCCTCCACGCTCCTCACCAAACGTAATCTCGCACCACCTGTAAGCGGCCTCAATCTGCTCAGCTTCCCAGTCCGGCACAATGAAACTGGTGCTGAGCACATGATCCAGGAGCGTGGGGTCTTTCATCACAGGAACCAGTGAGGCACCACTCGGCTGAGATCGCGCACAATCTCTTCGCCACTGTCGCGCACAATGATGCCTGCACTCTGGTTGCCCACCACCCAGCTTCCGATCACAGCATAGTGCCCGTCCTGCTGAAACAGGGAGGCACGCTCCTGGTAGATCTTGTGCCCGTGATACTTGCCGTCAGTGCGGGCAACTTCCTTGCCCTGCTCAAACACGGTGATGTTGGCTCCCTCTCGGCTCAGCATGGGCTTGCTCACATAGCTGCCGCTCTTGAGCCGGGTGTCATCCCAGTGGGCAGGCAGGATATTGGGGTGGTTGGGGAACATCTCATGCAGTACAGGCAGGATGCCCTTGTTGCTGAGCACACACTTCCAGATGGGCTCCACAATTCCTGACACGTCCTGACGGGTGTGCTCGCCAAACTCGTCTGTGAACATCCACTCCCAGGGATACAGCTTGAACCAATACTTGATTGGACGATCCTCAAGGTCCACAAACTGGTTGTTGAGCCAGCCAATCTCACCAAGGTCGATGAAGTGTGCATCCATGCCAGCCTGTGTGGCCAGGTCCTGCAGATAGCGGCAGGTTTGGCTTTCCTCTTCGTTGTCTCGAAAGCCAGCGAAGTAGAACCGCTCTCCAGGAGTCATCTGGGTTCGGATCTCACCAAAACGCTCCAGCAGCTTTTCGTGCAGCGAGTTGAACTGGTCCGCACCACGACGCTGGTCCTGTAGCCAAAACCACTGCATCATCGCACTTTCGATGATCATGGTAGGGGTGTCGGCGTTGTATTCCAGCATCTTGGGCGGAGTTTTGCCGTCATAGGCAAAGTCAAAACGCCCATAGAGCGTGGGATCATTCCGTGCCCAACTCCACTGGATGTAGTCGTGGTAGGCTTCGGGAATGCCCATCCGCTTCATCAGGGGACGATCACTGAACACACGGTCCACAGCATCGAGGCAGCGGGCATGAACCTCTTCGGTTGCAGCCTCCAGCTCGTCAATCTCTGCACTGGTGAACTCGTAGGCCACACTCTCGTCCCAGTAGGTACCATCTCCGCTCTCACTGGGCTTCCCTGAGGTGTGATAGGTGAATCCCACTTCTTCTGCACGCTCACGCCAGTTGGGGCGAGGGGCAATCACATGTCGCTTCACTGTTGTTCTCCTGTGTTCAAGGGCACTATAGCACAATTGGAGCCTGTGTCAACCTCCACTGCTGCTGCCCATGCTTGCACCGCTGCCGCCAAAGCCACCACGAGCCGCTGAGCTGGTGCCGATAGAAGGAGATGACACTGCGGCGCCACGTGAGACACTGGCTGGCATCCGGCTGGCCACTGTGCCAGCTTGGCTCACAGCCACCCCATTGGGCTTTGGGGCAGAGGCTGTCCAGCCTGCACGAGCTGCACCAGCGTTCATGCCTTGGCTGAGACTGGGGCGTGAGGTGCTTGTAGAGCTTGACGAGCTACTAGAGCTTCCACCATCCCAGTAGTTTCCTACCATCACCGGAGTGGTCATGCCGCCGTGATAGCCGCCTGCCATCACACGCCGATCTTCACGCTCCCGATCGTTCCTGGGGTCATTGTAGCCCTGCAGATACACCGGCCGTGTGTCGGCCAGCATTCGTCCTGCCATGAAGCCTACCATGGCCGGTAGCCAGATGTTACCGCCGCCACTGCCAGCACTCACAGGCGTACAGTTTTGGTGTCCCTGTTGCAAGCAGCTTTCCTGGCTATTGTACTTGGGCGCTGTCTTCACGTGGTCCGTGACGGCCTGATACCAGCGCTCATCACACTGACTACCGCCCAAAGTTTGGCACTGCTCAGCACTCTCGTAGATGGGGTCACCATCCTTGGGGTTTTTATCACATGCTGTGAGCGTGAGTGCAGATACACTACCCAACAGAACCAGAGCTACTCGTCGGCTATGCTTCATGTTTGCCTCCAACTGAAAAAATATAGCAGAGATACGTGGTGTGTCAAGGAGTGAAACAAGCTGCCTGCAGAATTCCTGCACCAACACTGGTTGCAGCCAGCATCACAGCGTCAGCCATGCAGCGATCCACAGCAATGCCCCGCTGTAGGTTGCCAAAAACCCAGTTCACAATTTCCCACATCAGGATTTGCATCACAAGTGCCACCCCACACCATACCAGCTTGTCTGCCCAGCTGGTTGAGTAGATGATTACCGATGCCATTGCGATGCACATGCCCAAGAGCGTGCCAGCAAAGCTGAGTGCAGCAGCAGTGTTGCCCTCTCGAATCAGCCGAACTTCGTTGTAGGGTGTGACTCGCATGTAGATCCACATGCTGATGGAAATCATGGCCAGCGAGCTGCCGTAGTAGAGCAGGAACAGAGGAAGATTAGCCAGGAGTGTCATAGCCAGGTCCTTTCAAGGGTTGAAACTTCGTTAAGTCCATACCAACGCGAAACGTGTGGCATCTTCGGTGTTGAGAAACCAAAATATTTCACCATTGTGCATATATTGCCCTTCACCTATTTCTGTGGTGCACCAATTATGCACCGTGTGCCACTCAGGCCACCACCAGGGAATTGGCAAATCCACAAATGGGTAGCCAGCAGCCAAAAAATCTTCCCCTGAGAGAGTATCTTTGTGCCAAGGTAGTCTATTCCACAATGTGCGGTCATAATGCATAACGTCAACTCAAGTCCATACCAACGCGAAACGTGTGGCATCGTCAGTGTCTAAAAACCAAAATCTGTCACCAATCCAGGTGTATCGTTCTTCACCAATCTCACTTTGGCACCATGCCAGCATTTTTGCCCAACTATCATCCCATACCCACTGACCTGTGTCAACGAAAGGATATCTAGCATCCTCTAGATCACTCCAAAAGACCGCTGGTTTCTCATTTGGTAGTCTATCCCACAAGTTTCTGTCTAGCGTGCTCATACCAGCTCAACAAAACATTAGAGTGGCTTCAAAGGCAACTGTTTGATCACTGATAAAAATCACATTATGTGCTTTGAAGCCGCGGCCAAAGCTGTGATGTCCTGAAGCCCACATGCTGATCCCAAGACTGCCATGACTGCGCCCCAACCGGGTTCGACACAGCCTTTTCAACTGTACCAACTCCTGCCGTTGAACACGCTTGTCCGCACCCTCTCCTGGAGAGAACATCCAGCAGTATCGACCTTGATGGATGGCTGTAGTAACCTGCATCAAATCTTCTCCCCCGGAACCTTGCCGCGCCACCGCCCAAAGCGCGGGAAGCGAAGTGACCAGGTAGTTCCATTCTGAGATTTGGTGATGGCATCAGCGCGAATTTCGCCAATGATGCCAGGCATGCTCTTTCGGTGCTTCCAGATCCACTCGCGATCTTCGTCGCTCCAACCGCTGCCAACGCTGACCTCGATTGGGCGACCATCGTCCTCACCCTCAAACTCCACAGCGCCCATCATGTGCTCATACTTGGTGCCCTTGGTACCGGGCACCACAGCCTTGACAGCGAGGTCCACCGTGATCCAGGGCTTCATCTTCAGCCACGCTTCGCTCCGCTTGGTGCGGTAAGGTGCCTCGGGGTCCTTCATCATGATGCCTTCAAAATTTGCATCCAGTGCCTCACGGTTGAACTCCTGCATCTTGGCACGCCCCTCTGGGGTGTCAAAATCAATCTCCACCTTGGGCACCACGTAGACCGCGTCGTTTGTGGCATTTCGCAGCATGGGCTCAAGCTCCAGGAGTGCATTGTGCCGATCACGCTGGCCCACCTTGTACTCGCCCTTGAGAAAGTCCTTCAAGGGGATCACATCAAACAGTGCCAGCTTGGCGTCCTTGGTGTTGGCCTTCTTCCGGTTCAGCTGCTTCATCAGCTGCTGGAAACTGGCAGAGACAATCTCACCGTCCAGCACCAGGCTCTCTGGGATATGGGGCAGGATCTTGGTCAAGGCCTCTACGAGCTGAGGGAAGTTGTCATTCTGTGCGCCATTCCGTGTGCGCTGGATCACAGTGCCCAGCTCCTTGTCCAGGAAGGTATTCAGCCTCACACCGTCCAGCTTGATGTCGCACAGCCGAACTCCCTTGAGCTCATCCACCATCTCGGCGCCATCCTTGGCCAGCTGGCAGGAATACTCGGCCACCATCAGCTTCTTGCCCTTGGGGCCTGCCTTCTTGAGGATCTTGTTGGTGGTGGTTTCGCTGGTGCCGCACTTCAGGTCCTTGAGCAGGAGACGCCGGTACCACGTGTTCCATTCCCGGGCATTGCACTTCGCCATGGCAGCGGAGATGGCATCGCGTGCAGCGTGACCAGTTACCTTCCGGGTACTGAGATCTTCACCCAGCTTGAGGAATTCCTTGAGGCCCCAAGCCCCAGGAGATACCCCATTAGTCTGAGGAGCTTCCGGAACCTTCTTGACGAAAAACACACGCATGGGGTCAAGCGCATACTGAAGTGCCTCAAAAAACTCCATCATGTTCGAGTCCCATGCGTGCTGCACAATGGCCTCTTTAGCCAGCCTGCTGTTGTTAGCAGCCAGTGCCTCGATCACGTCCGCAGGATGCTTGAGATCAGGAAGCAGCAGTTTGGTGTCGCTCATATGAGGTTCCTTTCTCTTGAGCCCAGTATAGCAAGGTTTGTGGGCAGGTCAACTGAAAAATTGCCTGCCCACAGCTCCGTCATGCAGTCTTGCGCAGGAACCCATACTTGCGCATCAGGGTTTCCAGAGGCTGCCCATTCACCACAAGTCGGCCCTTTTCGTTCACCGTAACAGAGCCCACACCGCGGAGATTGTTCTCGTCCTCCCCGTAGATTACACGGTCGCCAATGTTGGCAACAAAGCCCTTGCGCGGCTCTGCGGAATAAATGATCATAGTTGGCATTCCTTCTCTCTAGTGTGTCTACGCTATATAGTAGAGGCTGCAACGCTTGTCAACGCTACTTTTACTCAATTTCTTCCAATGAGTTAGGCTTGTTTCTTCAGTTTCCGAACACACTCCTGATACACGCGAACAGCCTCAGAGTAAACCCCGGGATCAGCATCTGCCAGCACTTCCAGCAGTGCCTCCTTCTCACGCAGCCAAACAACAGCAAATCCCGGATCGTTGTCAACAATGGAAGAGGCATTGCTGATAAGATCAGCACATTTCACAGTCTTGGCCTCTTGCGAGGCTTGCTGAGTGTGCTCAAGGTCCTTGGCTTTCCGCACCCGACGATTCCCATCCTCGGGACGTGAGATGTCGGTGAGGTTTTCCACCAGGTGATACACACTGTTTCCAAAGAGGTCTCGGATGGTTTCAAGACCTACTTGTGTGTCTTCAACAACATCATGTAGCCACGCGGCTGCAATCATCTCCTCCGTGACAGGTTGAGTAGAAAACTTCTGCAGAAGGTTTACCACGTGCTCAGGGTGGTGCCAATAGGGTGCATCACTATACTTGCGTCGCTGACCAACAGCTTCGTGGGCTGCAATGCAGAAAACTCGTGCCCGCTCAATCAAGCTCATATGAATCTACTCCAATGATAGGCCTATTGTATAGTAGAGCTTTCTCAAAATGTCAAACAGTTTTTATCGGTTGAAACGCTTGACTACATCACCAATGTAGCTGATCATCTCACCAGTGATGGTAGGACTGCATCCAAGGAAAAACACTCTATCCAGCACCTGATTGGAGTTGGGAAACATCGTCCAATCGCCCAAGTGGCGATAACCAGGATGAACTAAGATATTACCAGCAAAATAGTTGCGGGTTTGCACTCTATTGCCCTCCAAAAAGCTTACCAACCACTGTTTCTGATCTTTGTTGTCGCACACAACAGGCACACCAAACCAGCTGGTTTCGGCCTCTGTGTGTTCATTTATCACACGCACTCCAGGGATGGTTTCCATAATGGCTTGTATCTGCTGCTTGTTCTCACGACGTAGAGTGTGTATCTTTTCCCATTTTTTAAGTTGCACTAGCCCTACACCGCCTTGCAGATCCAGTGGCTTGAGATTGTAACCCATGTTGCTGAAAAGGTATTTGTGATCCAAAATTGCGTCGTATTCAGGAATCCACTTCTTGAATCTTTCTCCACACATACCACACTGGATTAGGTTTTGTGCCCCAACACAATGGCAATCTCTGCCCCACCAACTGATGCTTCTTGCAAGGGCAACAATTTCAGCTGTTTGGCTACTGACCATGCCACCTTCCATTGTGCACAGATGATGAGCTGGATAAAAACTGCAACTGGCAGCAACACTGAAGTCTGTGAGATATTGGCCTCGCCACTTGCTACCCAAACTGTCGCAATTGTCTGAGATGATTTTCAATCCATGAGTGGTAGCAATGTCTTGAATACGATCAAAATCATAAGGGTTACCCAACACAGGGCTACTGAACAACGCAACTGTATTTGGTGAGATTTTGGATTCAAGATCAGCCAAATCCCAGTTGAGGTCAGTGAAGTCAATGTCTACAAATACTGGCTTTAGATTGTTTTGAACAATAGGAGCAATAGTAGTTGGAAAGCCGCATGCACACACCAGGATTTCACTGTTGTCTCGCCAACCATAATACTTTTTCAATGCGCCAATCATGGCCAGATTGGCCGAGCTTCCGCTGTTGACCATTACATTGTGTGCTAAATTGAACTTCTCACCAAAGTGCTTTTCAAAACGAGCAACTTTTTCGCCACTGCTCAACCATTTGCCTTTCAACAAGCTGTGCATCATTTCCATCACCTCATCTTCATCCCAGTATGGGCCTGAATAATAAACTGTGGACTTACCGGGCTCAAAAACGCCTGAGTTTGCCATATAAGGAAATAGATTGCTTTCCTTTTCCCCAACTTGTTTAAGAAAATTTTGTATTTCAGTTCGAATGCTCATGGAAAAAGAAACCTTTGTTTAAGAGTGTAGGGCAATACTATTGATCAAGGATGTTAAACCTTCAGTCAGGCACACTTGTGGTGCAAATCCAAGTTTTTGCAGTTTTGTTGTGTCAAGCCAAAAATCTCTGCTTTGTATCTTTTTGTGGAAATCAGGTGTAGGTATGTTGCTGACATGAGACCGACTGTTTGTTAAGAGAGTAGCAATATCAATAACATCACGCAATAAAGTGGGTTTCCCGTAACCAATGTTGTAGACGGAATTGAGTTCACCTTTCTCCAACACTAAGCTGATAGCTCTTACCGCGTCGCTAATGTACAACAAGTCGCGAGAAACTAAACCACCCTCATAGAGTTGAATAGGCTTGTCATGATACAATTGTGTAACCATATGCTGTATAGCATTTTTCTTAGTGCTTGCACCTGCATCTCCTGGACCATAAATGTTACTCAGGCGAAGGATTCGATAATTTACATCAAACGTATTGCACCAACTCATCAAGAGTTGTTCAGCGGTTCTTTTGGTAATACTGTAAAAACCTTTGGGATCACAGTAAGCAGTTTCAGGAACAGGCAATTGGCTATGGCTTCCATACACAAACCAAGAAGATACAAAATTGAAAACCAAACCTGTTTTCTTACAATGTTGTAGTGTTTCCATCAAAACATTTAGATTGGTGTCAATGTCTTTGTGTAAATCACTGAATACATTGTAATTGTCTGTAGTGGAAATCAGATACAATATGTTATCAGTTGGTGGCACACGGTGTTCACGAGGAACACAGATGCACTTGTGGTGTGTTTGTTGCACAAATGACTTACCAACAAAACCTGTTGCACCAAAAACTGAAATTGCTGTTTCCATGCATTATATTTGTGCACAGAAACAGCAATGTCAATTTGTTAGCGGGCTTTTTGAACCCAGCTGGGTGGTGGCTTACAATAGTTTGGCTCGCTTCCGGGAAAAGCTACTCGAGTGGGAGAGGCTTGCCTATCCCGCAAGCGAATACCCATCCGCTGCAATGCATCTGCAGAGTCATAAAAAATGCTTTGCACCAAAAGAGGCTGCTTGCTACGCTTTTTGAAGCTGACTTGTGTGGTATTGAAATTGGTAGAGTCACCAAAACCTGTACCCATACTGCCTGAGGCAACTATGGAGTTGCTAGACAGGCTTTGACCAACTATTCCTTTGGGTATAGCTGATGAGCCACCAAACAGTGGCTTAGTTCCAACAAACGGCTGTGCATGATACTTGACTTCTTCATCAAACCATGCAGCCCCAATCACGCCCACATTGTCTGTGTTCTGGCCCATTTCAGAAGCATAGCTGCTGTTTTTTGTGCCAAACACAAACTTTGCAGCTTGCTGATTGTTCATGAGCCAACCTGGAACAGTGATGGTACTGCCGGGGTCAACCACAAAGCCATCACTGTCAAAGCTTGCTGATTTGCCATCACAAACGCACAATCCATCCACACTGAGTATAACACACATGCGCTGCCAGCTGTGGTTGGTGACTTCAATCACATAGTCGCTGTTGTAGCGACCCTCAATCCAAGTCTGCCCCTTGTGGTAGTATTCGTCAGCAAGACTCCGTCCTTTTGGACGGATCTTAAGGTCCAATCCTAACGGATCACGCATCTTTTTTGCCCATTGCGCGAGCACGATCAGTAGCATCATACAAGCTCTGGCTGGCATAGAGATCTGCCGTGCTTACACCAGCTGATTTGGCCATACGCACTGTGGTGGTCATCTTACTCAGCACTTCCATTGTATCGCCCATGCTAGCTGTGCTGTAGTTCACTGTGTTGCTTGTGACCATACCAAAGCTGCCGCCCATTGTAAAGGCATCAACGTTGGCGCCAAGGAAAGTGAAGGTCCAGTCTTGAGCCTCAGCCAGTTTCACCATCTCCTTGATCTGTGCAGAGTTGTATTCTCTGCTGCTGTTCTCATGACCATCAGTGATGATCACCACCAGCACTCCAGGGCGTTCTGCCACTGGCACAGACTCCAGCACACCATTCACACGGTTAAGGGTGTAGCCAATGGCATCCATGAGATTGGTGCCACCGTTGGGCTGATAGTCGGCCCGGGTGAAACCTTTCATGATGGTAACCAACTGATTTTCGCAAAGTGGTTTGATGCTTGGGGCATCAAACTTGATAACCGTGAGATAGGCTTCCCCAGCACCCTCAGAAGCTGCTTGTGCTTGTACAAACTCATTTAGTCCAGCAATGGTGGAATCACGCACACTACTCATGCTACCACTCTCGTCCAGCACAACTGCAATGAGCGTGCCATTGCGGCCCGGAGCGTGGGGTGTCCATTTGAAGGAATTTTGGGCAGGAAAAGGATTAGCCAAATTGGCTTGAAATGTTGTCACTGTTTTTTCTTTCACGTCCAGGACTCAACTGCCTGGAGAAACTACTGCTTGACACTGTGCCAAGCGTTCTATTTATAAGTTGCAGAGTTGGGTTAAAGCAATATCAAGCAGTTGGTTTTTGCGTTATCTCGTAGCCAAAGCTGTCCAAAATTTTGATTAGATCCTCGACGGCAGCGAGATTTTGCTCTCGTGCATAAGTGGGCAATTGCTCCCATGGTTGAATCAAAGGATGAGTCTTTTCTCTGCTACTCATCTTCAATCCAAATTTCCAGCCTTTGTCAACTGCATCTTTCATCCACGTGTTGTGTTGACTTTTGGCCCAAAGATCCAAAATTTCCTTGATTTTGGATTGTTCTAGGCTATTTGTACCAATCAGTGGTTCCAGGCTGTTTTGACTGTAGTCAACAAGAAAGTCTCCAGTGGGATAACTCTTGCACCATTGTTGAACAAGGCTATGAACTTCACTTGCATCCAAGTCTCGAACCAAAGGTATAACATAAGACACTTTTCCAGAACGTGTTTTTTTGGCATAAAAATTACTTGTTTTAGTGTCTGCATCACTGTATAGTGATGTTTCGCCAATTAAGCCGCTGGGAACAGATGATGCAACACACTGAAACCATTGTTTAGCAGCAGCAGTATGTAATTTTTTTGGTACGATCAAACAAACATAAGAGCTCATGGATATATTTATGAAGTAACAACAGTTGTTGTTTTAACCTATAAGGTGATTCTCTTAGTCTCTATACGATTCAAGATCGCAGACACTGCCTCATCTGATACTTCTGAGAAGGCAAAGTCATAATATTTGGGTTCTTCCCATTCGTTACTTTTATCCCACAGCTCTTTGCCTTTCATATACACTAACACATCAGGGTTTATGATTTGTCGTTGTTCATCTAAAACACATGCATGATCCAATATAACACAATCACTCCTATCGTTTCGTGCAAGAGTCAGCATTCGATAGGTTTGTCTTAACCTACCATCTGAGGAAAAATCAATGTCCTTGTCTTTCTTTCTCACTGCCATGCTTTTGATCAAGCTACTGCCATTGATTTTTTCATGTAATTTTTGGCTCATGAGTGCTCGTTCGCTGCCTGGCGGTCCCATTACCAGTACTCTAAATTTACGGTCCGTCAATAGTCGATAGTACTGAACAAGACCTTGATCAAGGCTATGAAAGACCCATGGCCGAAAAAACACACCTTGACTGGGCTCCAGTAAAATGTTTGTATGCAAATTCCACTCAAAAAGGTTCATATAATTGAACTTGTAGTTGTCCAACGCTGTCTCAGCATCTGTGTTGCCGTCTGTGTCTATATGGTGATATAGGTTCAAAGTGTTTTTTTCTAAGGCACACACAAAGGCCCATTCATTTAAGGACTGAAACTCTTCGAAATGAATAACGTTGTTTAGGGGTTTTCGAAAAATGCCAGATCTGTGGTGATCAATTACAACACGTTCACCCAACACCTGACTCATTATAGGTTCAAGTTTTGAAAAAACCATGTTAAAATTTTCCAATTCCCAGCCATATGACTTGGGTGAAAATGAAAGTCCTTGAACTAATCTTGCAGCTTTCTGCGCATCATGAGCTGAAAGGAAACCATCAGCATGAATGAGTTTTACCATTGATCGCATTGGGGTATTATTTCTCCTTGAAAGAATTCCATATTTGTTCTGCTATTTTTACATAAATTTTACTTACTGGATGTAGGGGATCACAAATAGTCAAAGGTTTGCCAGAATCTGCTTGAAATCGTACAAAAGGATCTAGTGGAAGTTGACCCAGTAGTGGAACTTGATACTCGTTACAAAGTTGCTGTGCGCCATCAGTTCCGAAAATAGCATTGTTATGACCGCAATTTTCACAAATGTGTGTGCTCATGTTTTCTATAACACCTATCAATGTTATGTTTTGAGCAATATACATTTGCATCCCTCTTCGCGTATCAGCAACAGCAACTTGTTGTGGAGTGGTTACAGAAACTACCTTAGCCTCTGGTAGCTTCTGGCAGATACTCACTTGTATATCACCTGTACCTGGAGGCATGTCAACAAGCAAACAGTCAAGTTCTTCCCAATTTGTATGACACAACAAATTTACAAGGGCTATGCTTGCCATGGGGCCACGCCATTGCACTGCGTGGTTGTCTGCTATGCGTGTAGCCAATGTGGCAATTTTTACCCCATGAGATACAAAAGGCAAGCTCAGTTCCTTATTTTCTGTTACAGCAACAGGTACATTTGTAGGTAAATCCCACATCACTGCTTGACTAGGTCCTGAAATGTCAGCGTCCAGAATTCCCACTTTTAAACCCAAATTATTCAATGCACCTGCTAGATTCGCAGCAATAGTGGACTTACCAACGCCACCTTTGCCGCTGCTGACAAGTAAGAATTTTTTAACTTTTGTCAAACCTGCATTTTGATCATACATTGTTAACCTTTGAAAACCTCAAAATTTACAATATTAGCAATTTCATTTATTTGTGATGTTGAAAATTTCATAATACCATCGTTCATTCGATCTGCAAACTCACAATCAGTTCCTGTTAGCCGTATTGGACTATAAATTGGTTTTTGGCCGTTCCGATAAATTTTGAAATGTTTAGGATAGCTGACATTGGTTTCATCCGTACTTCCCATAAGTACAAGCCCAGGCTTGTTCATAGCCCTTGCCATATGTTGTCCTACACTATCACAACCAACAAAATAGTCACACTCAGCAATGAAGCTCAAATACATACGTAAATCTGGATCCATTGATTCCATATTTAAACTTGTTTTGTCTCCAGGATGCCGGAGTTCACGTAATCCAAAATAAACAACTAATATATCTTTGTTGAATTTTTGAATTATTTTAAGATAATCATCAGGATCCATACTTCTATGGCTAGTGTCATAAGGCCTACCGTTCATTATGCCAATGCCGCTTCCATACGGTTGAACAACAACTAGCCGTTTTTTATTCATTTCGTGCAATTTTTCTTGGATAATTCTTTTAACAGTATCTCTTTCTAAATTGCTAATATATAAATGTGGTGATTCCAAATCTGAATGATCAGTTGTTTTGTTGATTTCTTCGTCAAAAGCTTCAGCCAGACTTAATTTTTGATTGTAATAGCCATGAATATAATAGGGTTCTGGACATACCACTTTGCTATTTCGGATAAAAAGTTCAAAAGCTCCTTTTTGTCCAATACTAAAGCTTCTATGTTGCAAAATTGGATGACTCCAAAACAGTAACTCCCAACCATGTATCAAAACTTTGAAATCATCATCCGGATTTAGTTTTGCATATTTTTCCAATGCAGGAATTGCAGAAATAACTCGGCCTGCACCGCCGTTAATAATGAAGGTTGTATTCAATTTGACCTCTTTTGTTTGGTTTAGTGTAGGTTTTCCACCAACTGTTTGTGTGTATTTTAAGACTAGTATACGCTAGGGGGATTTTACCAGTTGCTTGTGTTTCAAAACCTGTGTTATCCAATACATTGGACGTTTGTACACCATCATCAAAAAAAGCAACAGCATCTGGAATGGCTTTTGTAATGTTTTCTACTACCAGCAACCACGCTCCTGGTTGCATGCTCCGGTATACTAAGGAAATTTCCTTTTCCAAATCAATACTGTGTTGGAAGACCCAAACACTCAAAGTGTGTGTAAAAAATTTTGATGGCAGTTGGCTATACGCTTCTGTGCGAGTAATAGCAGAAAACCTATTATTGTTAACATAATCCTTAGCAAAATCAAGCATTTTTGGTTCTAAGTCTACACCAACTACCTGACACCCAAATTTATCAATCAATGCCTTGCTAAGTCTTCCTACCCCGCATCCCCAATCTAATACAATACTGTTGCTTGTTATATCAGTAAAAGTCTCACACATTTTTAAAGTCCAACACGTTTCATATTCCCAACGGGCATCAGTTGTCGAATCTTCTGATGTTAAGATTATGCTACGAGCATGTTTCATGTCTTTTGGTTTAAAGAAATCAGGATTGTATATCATGCCATTTCCTCAATACCCAATACGTTCCTAACTTATGGACAGATTTATCAAGCTTCATATATGTTTCCCAAGGAATATCTGGTTTGGTTTCAGTAACATGGAGATACTGTTTTTGAGTAGTTTCATCATACTTTACTGTAGCTAGTAATCCACATTTATCTGGCCTCATATCTTCGTCAAGTAATCCTTGTGTATAAGCACATTGGTAATCAAAACAAAATTTTGGCCTCGTATCATAAATGCTACAACGTTTAGATACTAAAAATTTACACTGTTGTCCCATACTTTGCACGTTTCCATATGCATTTCCATATAAAAGACCTTGACAACAGGCATTGCATTCTCCACAGCTTTTAAACTGCATATTTTGCCCACCATTCTTTCCAGTCAATAAAAGGTTCCAGTTGCCTATCAAATTGTAAATGAAGAGCTAAACTGGGAATAGGGTTGAATCTTATAGCTTCCCCATGTTTCCAAATGTTCCAAATAGTGTTATCTTCAGTGTAACGAAACTCATGTTCTTTGCCCTTACGTAGATACATACCGTTGTAATTGAGTGCCAAGGTTTCAAACAAATTCCAGTGTTGCCGTATTAAATCAGGAATGGTGAATAACACAAATGTAGAGTATATTCCTGTGCGCCAGTGTCTTTGTGTTCCATGAACTACCCAGACAGGATCAGTTGGTGGATCATAACATTCAGGAGCGTCAAATGGATACAGCACAATGTTTGGATTCTTCAGCTTAGATACAAAAAGGTAATAACTGTCTACCATTTCAGTTATTGAAGATGGTTGATGCAAATAATCATCTTCTATACAATAAACAAGATCAGCGTCAGTATTCTTTGCATGCAAAAATTGCTGATGTCCAGAATTTTGATACCCTTGTTCTTCTAGTTGTATTATTTCAAAATTTTCCAAAGCTGCACCTGCAGATTTCAAAAACGAGACTGTATTTTCGCTGCTGTGATCGTCTAAAATTGTAAGTTTAACCTTGAACCAAGTTACGTTTGTAATTGATCTGATCAAACTTGTAACACATCCTCTAATTATTTCACTTTTTTCCAAATCACAATAGCGCACACGCCAATCATTGTGAACATTGGTTCTGTCACAAGTGCGCAAGATAACATGAAGGGTAATAGGCTGTCTTGGATCAGGCATTTTCAGTATCTCCATACTTCCATATTAGAATATTTGGCTACAATATCGGGAGGTAAAATTGTTGGGCGTTCTTTCCATTCTACCTTTGTTCTCACCTTGTGCAGCTCAATACCAATTTCTGCGTCATATTCGTCCCAACTGGCCTCAACATTATCAAAATCATGAGAGAAATAGGGTTCTTCAATAAAATTGTAGATGGCTTGCATCATACCTTTGGGATTCTTGCAGAGTTGCTCGTATTCGATCAACATCAACTTGTGCCGTTCTGCGCTTGTAATGGCTTGTTTTAGTCCTGTGTAAGCAAATTCAACTATTCCTCCTTTATCCATAAGAAGATCCATTCGATCGTAAACGCTATCGCCCATACCACCAAAAATTGTATTTTTGTTAAATGGGTGCCTTCTATGCGCTGACTCAAAACTGTCTAATATCCATTTGATATCTCGTACACAAAGTAGCACCTTAGCGTCAGGAAATACGTCATCCAGAAGAGGCAAAATTCTTGTCCATGCACGGTTAGTATTGAAGATAATTGACGCATTCACATCTTGATAGTAACCATAAAACAATGAACGCACTAGGTTCTTTCTGCGTTCAATAGGAACTTCAGAACTTATTCCAGCACCATCGTTACTGGATTCTACTACACCCTTTACCATTGTTGCTAGAGGATCAGTAATGCTAGCATGCATATCTGGGTTTTGTTTGAGTATGCTACTCAATAAGGTGCTTCCTGATCTAGGCAATCCTGTGATCATGTGAAACTTTTTGTTAATTAGCATTTTGCTGTGATCCTTTTAGCTGCATGTGTTCCTGAATAATTTCTTGAGCTCGTTCCAAAGGCTCTTTCCAAGATCTAACTTTTTTTTGCTTTAAGACTTTTAAATTTGATCCATACCAAGGAGTGCTTTCGTTGGTATGTGTACTTGTCCAAATGTAATATTCTAGAATAGGCACACAGACTATTCCAGTAATGCCCATTGCTCCAACTGCATGTATTATACTTGTGCAGCTACTGATTACAATATCCATCTGAGAAAGGAAGTCTAAAGTATCATCCCAAGTGTTAATACGCAAATTTAGATTGATGCACCCTACCTTTGAATCATCCTTGTCAAAATAATAAATTTCAGCATCCTTTGGCATAATTTGCATAACTTCTTCAAAAGGTATGCTTCTGTAAACGTCTTGTTCGAACCAAGGATTTCCGTTGCACTTTATACCAATCCTGAATTTATCAGTTTTTGGAAGTTGATTTTTCTGTTGGTTAAGCGGAGCAAGATAAGGTCCATACCACAATTGGTTTTCATTTACGTTTAAATCAATGGGCAGACTCATCATATATGTCCATGGACACTTAATATCAATTTCATTTGGATTGGTTATTACATCAAATCCATGTCTCTGAAATATCTGGGCTAAATCTGGACGCTCTAAAAGAGAGAACAGACAAGGAGTCATGCCTAACTTTTTGAGAGTGTTGAAAAACCGGATGTTTATTATTTCATCACCCACTCCGCCACCTGCATTAACATATAATACTGTGCCTGGGGAAATTACACCGTTCCACTGTTTCATTCCTTTTATATCAAAAATTGTGGTTCTATCCTTGTCTGAGTGAAGGAACCATTTTATACCTTGTGCTGTTTGCCCTTGACGTAAAAGAGAATGGGTATCGGTTATACGTAGTTGCAACCTTTGTTCAGGAGTTATCCAATCACATTGCTTTAATTCATTTATAACTTTTTCACTTTCTTCTCTTTGATTATTCAACTTTAGTGCTGCTGCATATGCAACAACATTGTCAAAATCATGTGGGTCAATATCCAAATTTAGCTGGCTGTAAAATAAAGCCTTTTCTGGAAAATTTGCGCGATAGTATACTTTGTTTAGGTTTATTCGAGCTGCGTATTTTTCTTTGTTTGTTGACGCAAATCCCAGCATTGATTCAGCACACTTTATTGCAAGAGTTCTGTGCCCAATCTTTAAGGATAGCCATCCTAATAATTCATAATCATCTGGTAGGTGCGCAATTTCCCAATAGTTATCAAGTAGCATAAAAGCTAACTCTTGCTGGTCTCGTTTTGTTAAGTCTAAAACTGTTTCGCGCAGGTGTTCAAAATTGCTAGTCATTTACTCTTTGATAACTATTAGTTTAATATATACTTCATCCACCAAATTGCAATGTTGTTCAAGATATTCTTCTACTTGCTCTTTTGGTTGACCAACAAACCTCTCTCTATATTTCTCCACAGGTCGTAAACTATGCTCTATAACTTCAAAATCCACCTTGTAATATTCTGCAAGTTTTGATGCATGCACTTTTTGTTTCCTACTTAATTCGTTGTATTTGCGCCCAAACAATTTCAAGCCAGCTACAGTAATTGCTCTCTTATGCGTTGGATCACTCCAAAAATCATCACTCCGATGGTGCGGAACATGCACATGAATCACTGCGCCTGGTTTGCAAACCCTGTAAATTTCTTGCATACAGTGAAAATAACCCTCACCTAAGTGCTCTAACACATGCGTTGCTTGTATTATGTCTACGCTATTATCTGGAAAGGGAAACATATCCTTTTCTAAATCAAAACAATAATCAGGGTTACAAGCAGGATCATAATCGCAATGGATATAACCTTGTATTCGGTGTTCACCAGCTCCAAGATAGATTTTCATTTTCTCTCCAAAAGTTTACCATTTAAAACTAAAGCAGTAACACTATCATGTTTTTGGAAAAATTTCAAACTGTCTTGTTCGGTTTCGCATAAAGGCTCTCCTCCACCATTCAAACTCGTGTTGACCAACACGGGTACCCCAGTTTGATTGTTCCATTCGTTCAATAGTTTCCACAAGTAAGGGTTGGACAACTCAGATACAGTCTGAGGACGACTGCTGTTATCAACATGCGTTACTGCTGGTATTTTTTCAGGTTGTAAAACATTTGCAGTGTAAAGCATATAAGGGCTAGGCCCTTCTAAATCAAACCACTCATGACATAAATGCTCTAACACCACTGGTGCAATAGGTCTGAACCATTCGCGGTTTTTTACTGCAAAGTTAATTTTCTCTCTCATATGATATTTCCTAGGATCTGCTAGCAAACTGCGAGCTCCTAAGGCTCTTGGCCCATATTCACTACGTCCCATATGCCATGCCACAATACCTCCTTGTGACAATATATCGCATACTCTAGAATAATCAGGATCAGTTATGGATATTTGATTCAAGCCTAGGTATGCAAGATCAGCTGTTGAATATTGTTGTCGAGGTGCTTGATATAAGGTATGTGCTACCCATAAAGCTGCCCCAACAGCGTTTCCATCGTCCCCACAAGCTGGAAAATGATGTATGTTGTCAAATAACCCTAGATTTTTGATTGCAGTATTGCTGATACAATTTAAAAAGCTTCCTCCGCTTAGGCATAAATTTTTATATGGGTAACGTGTGCGGATATTTTCAGCTGTTTTGATTAGGCTTTTTTCTAGCAAATATTGAATAGTGGCTGCTAAATTTGCACTTTCTTGGAAAGTAAGCTCATGGGGATGTTTTGCACTAAACTTTTGCCAGACGTCACTCCAAAATTTTCTATATTCTAATTCAATTTGGACGCCTGTGTCGTTGTTTGGCCAGAACATTTTAGACAAAAAATAATCTTTTTCTAGGCTAAGCATTTCTGCACCGTAACTGCTTAAACCCATGGTAATACCAGCCTTAGCAAACGCTGGCTGATATCCCAATAGCTCTGTAAATGTTGCATAACCTATACCACTAATAAGATTAGGACAATCAACAGTTAGCAACTGCACATCGTTGCCTTCTAGTATAAGGCTGTTATCTTGTAAATTTCCAAAACTGCTATCAACACTTAAACATACTGCACTTTCAAAATTACTTGTGTAAAAGCTACTGCTGGCATGTGCTAGATGATGTGGCAAGACATAGACAGGAACTTCCCAGTTACCCATAAACTTGCCTGTAAGTTGCCTAACATCGTTATTATACAATGTGTAACTGGTTTCTCTAACCGGTAGGCCAATACCGTCAAACAAATGTAGTACATCACCACAATATTGTTGTATGTAATCTGCAAGAGCAATAGCTTTTATGTCTTGTACCGCTAATCCAGCGTTATTTAATAAACTTTCTACAAGCTGTTTGGTGATACCATGTGCTTTCTTTTTGCGAGTAATCCTTTCTGTAGCTAATGCTGAGTGCAATCGTCCATCAACAACTAGAGCAACTGCACCATCATGTGAAAAATTCAACCCTAAAATATTTGCCATATCAATAAATCAACCATTTGTTTTCAGAAATCATATAGTCACGTAATCTAAAATATCCCTGCATCATAATATGATGCTTACATATTTGCATTTGTGCACTCATTTGATGATAACCTGATTTGTTGAACAATGGGAAATAAAACAAACACTCTTCTTCGGTCAAAAATAGTGGAGCGTTGTGCCAGCCATGAAACCCCATTGCATAATTATATCCAGTCAATACTTCGGCACAAAATTGCATGGCCAAATGCAATGGAGCAAACTTTATACCATAAGCTTTTTCTAGGTATTCTTTGTTCAGTAGGGTTATTACTGCATCTTCTGAAATAAAGGGCTCTGCATAATTGGGTTGAAAATTTAAAGTTTTTATTTGTGGATCGTTGGCCAAAATGTTTAACAGCCTCTTGCTTCTTAAACTTAAGCCACCGCCACAGGTAAACCATGGTTTGTGCTTGTGTTGTTCGTAAAAACCACTCAGCTGGAGACTGTTTTTCATAGGGTGATAATTCACATGGGAAAGAGATCCCACATAGTCATACTCTAAATATTCATCAGTCCAATACTGTGGGTTTGTAGCCATACCATCATAATGGCAAATCAAAACAAAATCAGTGTCTATGACAGAATGCATCTCTTTTAGGCAAAAGTTACAATACTCCAACATTCCAAAATTTTGGGCAATTGGTAACCAACCAATGGTTGTGTCTCCAGATGGTTTTTGATCACTTATCAATAAAGTTTTTGTTGCAGGCACACAACTGCGGGTTTTGTTTAATGAAAATGCTGTAATGTCATGCTGTATATTTGTTATGCTGAATAAAGTAAGACTCATGCAATATTCTACAGAAAATCATATTGTAGTCTATAATTATTCTATAACTATTCCTGTTGCATCACCGAAAAAACCTGCGCATATTGTACACCAAGTAGATCCAAAACTTTGTACAGGACTACTCCTTGCTACAAAATTACCACTACCTAATACTTGATTGCCCCAGCCCCATAGTGTGTTATCTGTTTTCAAGGCAACTACCGAAGACTGCCCCACTTGAACTCTACACCAATTTGTAGAACTACTGATTTCTCTTGCCGGTGTGTTCGTAATGCCGCTACCGCAGTTTTGGGCAGTTTGTCCTGAACTGTTATCTCCCCACATCCATAACTGTCCTCCTGTAGTCACTGCCCCGGTTGTGCGAAATCCTGCACTTACCTGGCACCAACTGGTACCACAGAACCACTCACGCCTAGGTATACTGCAGGGGCTGCCAGTGCCGTTGCCCAACTGTGAACAAGTATTATCTCCCCAAGTATATAAACACCCTGTGGAAGTAATTGCTGAACTAAAGTTATATCCTGCACTTACTTGTAGCCAATTTGTTATGGAAGTGGATTCTCGAACAGGACTACTTCGTGCCAATGTACTGCAATTACCTAGTTGGCCACAAGCATTGAATCCCCATGCCCAAAGAGATCCATCCGTTTTTAAAGCCAAAGAATGAAAGCCACCTGCATTTGCTTGACACCAGTTAGTTGAACTGGAAATTTCTCTTACAGGAGAGCTGAAATTTCCTGTACAGTTATTACCTAATTTCCCGCAACTGCCTTCGCCCCATGCAAACAGACTGCCTGCGGTATTCACAGCAAGAGAGTGCAGGCGCCCAGCACTGGATTGACACCAATTAGTGCTTTTGGTAGCTTCTTGAACTAGCTGGCTGTTGCTAGCCACAGTACTGTTATCCCCAAGTTGTCCCGACCCATTGTTGCCAAAGGACCAGATTGTTCCATCAGTTTTTAGCCCAGAGTCGAAGCTGTATCCCTTGCCACCAAATGAGCACCAATTGGTGGAAACCGAAGGTTCTTGAATTGGGGCGCCTGAAAAGGTAAACGCTTTACGTGCTGTAAAATCACGGCGAACAACTCTACCATCTAAGCCTATCCATTCATTTGAACTGCTGATAACTGGTACACACAGGCTTTTCACAAAGACTATTTGCCCTAAACCAATGCTTGTGTTGGCCAAATCAGGCAAGTCTCCAACTGTATTTACAGTAAAGCTTATACCAGTTCCAGCATCGCTTGTTTGTGCTGCAAGCAATGGAAAGCTAATAGGATCACTAGCAATTGTCAAAGCATTGATGCAAGTTTGTATTTCTGACGGGGTTGGCATGATTAATTCCTATCTGCTATTGAGTTGACCACTGTAAGCGGCACTTATACAAATAGTTAACCAATTACAGTTGGCACTACACCACAGTGTGGGAGTACATCTAAGAACACCACAGCACACGAATCCCCATCTAAACAGTTGCCCAGATGTTGTTAAGGCAGCTGATTGTCTATAGCCTGCACTCACACAGCACCAATTTGTTGCAAAAGTACTTTCTTGTACTGGAGTGCAGGTCCAAGTACCAGTAACTCCATTGCCCAATTGTCCTACTGTATTGTTTCCCCAGCTCCATAATGTACCTGTTGTTTTAAGAGCTAAGGTGTGATTACAGGTAGAACCACCATTATTATTTGCCAGAGCCACTTGGCACCAGTTTGTACTAGAACTAGCTTCTCTAACAGGAACACACTGACTAAATGTATTACCTGTGCCTAACGTGCCACACACATTGATGCCCCAAACCCAGAGAGTTCCATTGGTTTGCACGCCTGCACTCATATAGTTGCCTGCAGATATATTGCACCAGGTGGTTGCAGCACCAACTTGAACAGGCGTTGATTTACTACTTACTGTGCCGTCCCCCAACGAGCCACACTCATTCGAGCCCCAAGCCCAAAGAGTTCCTGTTGTTTTCATTGCCAGTGTATGCTTGAGTCCTCCGTTCACTGCACACCAATTGGTACTTGAGGAGCTTTCTCGAGTGGGACTGCATCTATTTGCAGTAGAGTTATTGCCTAGTTTACCTGAGAACCCATTTCCCCATGCCCACAAAGACCCATCAGTTTTTATCCCGTTAGAAAAATTTTCACCCAGAGAAACAGCACACCAATTGGTTGATTTACTTACTTCTTGAACAGGTACAAAGCAAGGTGCAATAGAGTTATTTCCCAGTTGCCCGGAAGAGTTCGCGCCCCATGCCCAGAGAGTGCCATCTAACTTGACACCAGCAGCATGGAACACTTTCACGCTGGATGTGGTCCAATTTACCGAACGTGTGATTTCCTGATTGTAGGTAAATCCAGCATTAACAACAGAAGAGCCGCCAATGCCTTGAACTCCACAATTATCTGCTCCAAAAGAAACTATACAACGTCCCGTGGGACTCAGAATGCTCTGCCAAGATGATCCTGTAGAAACATATAAAGTTTCATTTGAGTTGTTGTAATACAAATCGCCAGGTGTACTTATGTTCACATTTGGTAAACTCACCACAAAAAATACCCTACCACTTCTGGCTTGCTGTAGAACTTTGCTATAGTAAAAGAGTTCTTCCTCATTGGTTGAGTCACTAATTTTTTGCTGCATCTTCAATATAAGATTAGCCAAGTTAATTGTTGCCATTTTAACAAAATCCTTTGCAAGTTACTGGGCCAAAAATAGCCAACGTAGCTTGTGTTGCCGCAGTCACTTGACGCCAGGGGGTGCTATAGGTACCTTCTTGCACAGGACTACTTCTACTTGTTCCAAAGTCCCTTCCTAAAGCACCAAACCCTCCTGAACCCCAGACCCAGAGAGTTCCATCAGTTTTCACACCTAGTGTATGAGCATAGCCTGCTGCTACTTGGCACCATATTGTCGAAGAACTTATTTCCTGAACAGGCGTGAACCAGCCAGCTCCAGCAGCATTATTGCCTAATTGGCCGCAAAAGTTTGCCCCCCAAGTCCAAAGAGTTCCATCAGTTTTTACAGCGGCTGTGTGTCCACCAGGCCCTGCGGAAACTTGACACCAATTTGTTGCTGACAGTCTCTCTCTTACAGGTGAAGACCTGTCCACAGTATCCAAAACTCCCAATTGTCCGCAAAAATTACCTCCCCAGGACCAAAGTGTTCCATCAGTTTTTACAGCAGATGTTCTGAACCTACCAATTGATACTGTACACCAATTACTAGAAGAAGTAATTTCTCTAATAGGACTCAATGCATTTGCCAATGTACTGTTATTTCCCAACTCCCCACACCTAATATTCCCCCATAACCACAACGACCCATCTGTTTTTATTGCTGCACTGTGCTCAGCTCCTGCTGTTACTTGACACCATGTTGTAGAACTTGATATTTCTTGGACCGGAGACGATTTACTTGCTGAAAGATCATTTATTCCTAATTGTCCGCTGGAGTTTGTGCCCCATAACCAAAGTGTACCATCAGTTTTAATTCCTGCTGTGTGTAGGACACCGGCTGCAACTTTGCACCAGTTGCTGCTGCTTGTAATTTCTCGCACAGGACTAGCAGGTACAACGCCACTTGGCCATGTAGTTGTAGTATTATTTCCTAATCTGCCGCAGTAGGCACGTCCCCACGTCCATAAACTCCCGCCCGCTTGCACACCAGCGCCTACACTTCCACATTGGGCAACATTTAAGCCAGAAGGCTGAAGAGAAATTTGGCACCAACCTATAGTCTGCGTTGCGTCACGTTGTAGGGTGAATCCTAGGTTAGAACCAAATAACAGGCCATTTCCATAATTGGCCCCGGTTCCAAATACACATGCACTTACATTTGTGCTTACTGTAGATTTAAAATTTGTGCTCCATGATGCCCCATCACTTATCCTATATTCACCAATGTCAGATAGATAAACTATCCTACCCAAGTTTAAACTTGCAGAGGGTAAGGCTGTACAACTAGCCACGCTTATAACACTTTGATTTGCCAAAATATTACAAGCGCCCTGTAATTGACAGCAGCTGAGTGAAGATAATCCTCCAGCAGCTAGCCTGCAATCTATTTCTGTTTTTAAAGTTTTGACACTTGTTACCATGTTATTGACACAAAATAAAGGTTTCGCATGTTGTCAATCCAGCTGAAAAATAAAATCCAGCGGATGTTTGACACCAATTGTTTAAATTACGACACTCTCTCCTAGGGCGTGCCGAACTAAAGGTTCCATTGAGCCCTAATTGCCCAAGAGTACCTCTACCCCATGCCCATAGTGACCCATCTGTCTTGATAGCAAGTGTTGCACTCCTGCTGGCCATTTGACACCAAGTTGTAGAACCTGTTGCTTCTTGTACAGGGCTGGATTTGTCTACTGTTGTGCCGTCTCCTAGAACTCCATCACAATTGCAGCCCCATGACCAAAGCGTACCATTTGTTCTAAGTGCCACTGCATGTGCAATACCAACACAGACTTGACACCATGTGTTATTACTTGAAATTTCTCTTACTGGGCTGCTTCTATCAACTGTGCTGTTAGTCCCTAACATACCACAAAAGTTACTTCCCCATGTCCAAAGTGTTCCATCACTTTTTAAGGCAGCCACAGCAGGAAAAACCCCTATGCTTACTTGTGTCCAAGTGGTACTAGAAGTTATTTCTTGAACAGGGCTACTGCGCTGTAAGATACTGTTGTTTCCCAAATTACCGCAATTGTTAGTGCCCCAAAGCCAAAGTGTGCCTGTTGTTTTGATAGCAGCAGTTACACATCCACCAGTGGTTACACTGCACCAATTGCTACTGCTGCTGATCTCTCTTACAGGGCTACTCAAGGGTGTAGTAGAATTAGTACCTAAGTTCCCGCAGTTATTATTCCCCCAGACCCATAAGGTGCCATCAGTTTTGATTGCTGCTGTATGATTCCATGCACTAGCCACACACCAGTTGGTGGATGAAGTGATTTCCCTTACAGGACTACTTTGACTTTGAGTGCTACTGATGCCCAATTGTCCGCAACTGTTAAAGCCCCATAACCATAAGGCCCCGCTTGTTTTGATTGCAGTAGTGTGGGCTGACCCTAGCCTGACTTGACACCAAGTTGTGTCTTTGGTTATTTCAGGTATAGGAACGCATCTAGCTGATGCATTTCCGTTTCCCAGCTGTCCACCAGTCCCTGACCCCCATAAAAACAACTCACCATTTGTATAGCTTAAAGGTCTCCCATCGAAGCCAATCCAGCAATTGTTCATGCTAACAACAGGAACTAGTCCGTCGCAAATAAATGCCACATGGCCGTTGGGAACAGACGCAGCACAACCACAGGAAACCAAGGTCTGCAGCGATAGCCAGCTGCTTCTTGAAGTATCCACATTGTCTTGTGCGTTTGCAATCAACACCAAATCAACGCTGGTGGGCGCTGTTTGACTGTTATTGACTTTTGAAACAACAGTAGTGCATAAAATTGAGCAGCAAAGATTTGATGTCATAGTAACCTTTTGTTATTTTACTGATCAGTTTTGGTTTGGTACATTGCTGATATCAATCTGCTTTAGTTCATCAACAGTTGAGGCACCGGATATTTCTTCGTCTTTTGACTTTTCCCAATCAAATGTAGCTTGGATGTGGGCAGCTCCGGCATCGATGCACTGTGCTAGTTCTTGCTTAGTTAATGTCACCCAACCTTCAGGAAACTTCCAATTTACAACGTCTGTATCTCCCATAAGAGAATACTTTTGCAAGAAAATGGCTCTTCCTTCTCTGCTTGTATCTAAGGAAACTTGCAGCCCTTGAATTGTAGTTTTGGTACCTCCAATTTCAACTGCATACCGGTTGCTGCTGGCTTGTTGCCGCAACCAATCCTGTATTTCCCAAATTTGTTTTGTTTTTACTGCGTATGTTCCAATGGCAAGTTTGTCATTACTGAAATCCCAGAAGGGACCATAATATGTTTCTGTACGTACATCATAATCAGGGATGATTATTTGACATCCTGTTACGTAAGTGTCATTATCAACTGTTACTGGAACTGTTTCAGGATCACTTCTTGGCAAGAAGCTTGGAATGTTTAACTTTTCCAAGGCTCCTTCAAACATTGGCCTATTCCAACCCATTGGGCCTACTATAACATGGTTTTTGTGTATCAACACATACATTTTTAAATCCTATCCTTTTATATAATTTTTCTAGCAACAGTAAAGCTGCTTCCTGATACTACTTGGGCCCAATTACTGCTGCTGGAAATTTCTCGTACAGGTATTAATCGGTTACTGGTAAGATTGTTACCCAATTGTCCACTATATCCATTTCCCCATGCCCACAGTGAGCCATCAGTTTGTAAAGCTGTTGTATTACTACTGCCACTATTTGATATTTGACACCATGTGGTTGCACTTGTAGCTTCCTGTATGGGACTGCTCCGTGAAGTAGTTGTATTATCGCCCAAACTCCCGCATGCATTGAGACCCCAAGCCCAAAGTGTATTGTTAGTTTTCAAGGCTACTGTGTCTAATTTTGCACTTATTGCACACCATGTAGTGCTGCTGGATATTTCGCGCACTGGAGAACTTGCATTGCTTGTGCTATTTGTGCCCAATTGTCCATCGTTGTTTCTTCCCCATCCCCACAGTGTGCCATCATTTTTTAACCCCACTGACAAAAAGCTCCCAGCACTTATAACACACCAGTTGGTGGACGAGGTAACTTCTTGTATTGGACTACTTTTATCAATTGTATCATTTAAGCCTAAAGCACCATAAGCGTTACTACCCCACGCCCAGAGCGTTCCGTCTGATTTAATTGCTAACGCATGACCCCCAGCACTTGCAATACACCATGTTGTGCTGCTTGTGATTTCTTGCACCGGACTACTAAATGAGGTAAGATTATTCTGTGCAAGCTGACCACACCTGCCAGCCCCCCATAGCCACAATGTATTATTTGACTTTACTGCCGCCGTAAAACTTCCCCCAGCAGTTACTGAACACCAATTTAAGGAGCTAGAAATTTCCCTTACAGGGCACGACCGGTCCACAGTATTATTATTGCCTAATTTGCCGCACGTGGCTGATCCCCAAGCCCATAAACTCCCGTCATTTTTCAATCCAACCACATGCTGCGCAGCACTAAATTGTCTCCAGTTTGTTGACAAGGTAATTTCTTGTACTGGGCTGGAACGGTTTGTGGTGTTGTTAGTGCCAAGCTGTCCAAAAACATTTGACCCCCAAGTCCAGCCACTTGTTGAAAAAGTTGCTATTGGGTTCCAAAACAAACAATTGCTAAACACCACTCTTTGTATATTTTCTACTAGATATAACTTGCCATTGTTGGAAGATGCTGCAGGAAGCAGTTCACAACATGCAACTGTAAACATAGCTCCGGTACGCAATTGTTGAACAGCCCGTGCATAGGCAAGTAAGTCTAAATTGCTGCTGCTGGCAGTAACACATTTGCTGAGAGCAAATTCAATTTCATTCAAATTCATATCGCAAAAAATCCAGAAATTTTACCTTGAATTCCTATAGTTTGTTTGCTTCCAGCACTTAACGTGCTCCAAGATGTGGCTGAGGTAATTTCTCTCACAGGACTAGATACATTACTGACTGAGTTGTTTCCCAATGCTCCGCAAAGATTGGAACCCCAAGCCCATAATGTGCCGTTAGTTTTAAGAGCTGCGGTGTGAACACAGCCACCTGATACTTGACACCAATCGGTACTGGAAGTTATTTCCTGTACAGGAGAACTTTGATTAGTAATAGAAAACTGTCCTAACTGCCCACTTGTCCCGAGTCCCCAAAGCCATAAGGTTCCATCGGTTTTAATTGCAGATGAATGAAAAGTTCCGATACCTATTGTTGTCCAATTAACTGAGCTGGTGATTTCTCTTACAGGACTGCTGAAATTGGTTGTGGTTTGATTGCCCAATTGCCCATATGAGTTAAACCCCCAAGCCCATAAAGTGCCGTCGGTCTTTTGTGCAACAGTAATTCTGTAGCCATTTTGTACATTACACCATGTTGTACTACTGCTGATTTCTCTTACTGGAGAACTAAAAAACGTTGTATTGCCGGTTCCTAATGTACCACAGAAATTTGTTCCCCATGTCCAAAGACTGCCATCTGTTTTTATTGCAGAAAAATGCCTGTAACCCCCTCGGGAGACTTTGCACCAATTACTGCTGGAACTTATTTCTCTTACAGGACTACTCCTGCCTATTTTAGTACCGTCTCCCAAATTGCCACAGAAGTTATCTCCCCAGGACCAAAGGGAGCCGTCGCATTTCAAAGCAAAGGTTGAAAATGCACTTATACCTATGGCGCACCATGTTGTACTGCTTGATATTTCTCTTACGGGACTACTTTGATTTGCAACAGAGTTGTTACCTAAGAAACCACACGTATTGTACCCCCACATCCATAACGAGCGATCAGATTTAAGGCCTCCTGAAAATGCGCCATTTGTGTCCAAACTGATCCAATCGTTACTTGACGTAACCTCTCTAACTGGAGAACTTACAGGTGTTGACGAGAGGTTGCCTAAAGAACCTTGATAGTTCCAGCCCCAAGCAAATCCACATGCTCCTATAAGATTAGTTCGAAAATCATTGGTCCATATTTTTCCGTCACTGAAACGATAGGAACAAACATCAGTCAACCAAATAAATCTACCTTGATTATCTGCCGCTGCTGGCAACGCAGCACAATTCGCAACACAAAACACACCTTCCAAAGCTTTTTGTAAACCAGCCAACTGAGCCGTAGCCTCAATTGATTGATTAGCAGCAACTATACACTTGTTTGCTTGTATAACTAGTTTTGCAGCAGAGACTGGCATTTCTTATGTCAACGCTAAAAGTGCAAGTGTTCTTGCAGTATTATCTTGCCCACCAAAACTGCCCCATTCGGTTCCGTTATACCCCTCAAAACTCGTGCTAGTTGAGTTGAATCTTACTTGACCTGTGGCTGCTGTTGGGCGTTGTCCATCTGTTCCTACAGGAAACTTTATAGCACTAGTGCCACTGAAGTTGGCATATCCAGTAATAGTTAAGTCTTGGTTATCGGCTATAACAGTAACGCCTGATATTTTTATGGCCATCGTCGTGCTCCTTTTTTGAGTACTCGGTTATACCTATTTATAGGGAAGCGAAAAGCTCAGCGGTTACTTATTTAAACCTAAATATTTTTGAATATTTTCAATAGCTTGTGCTTGGTCTTGTAACGCTTTTAACAAAAGTGGGATCAACTGTATATACGCTACAGTTTTTCCTGTTTCGTTGGTACTTACGATAGATGGAATATTTTTTTCTACTTCTTGAGCAACTAGCCCAAAGCTGTGTTTATTTGCATGCTTCCAGTCAAAACTCACAGGTCTCAAATCTTTTAACAAGTCCCAGCAATTTGTAATTTCCTCAATATTAGTTTTATATATGATATCGCTCAAGCTGTTGAAGTCCACAGCACTGACTTCTCCAGTTCCTGGGTTAAATGCGAATGCAGTGGCGGTGCTACGGATTCTTGGTAGTGTACTACTTCCAGCAACATCAACAAAAACTGGATAAAAAACTGAGTTAGCAGTAGTATTTGTTGCTGTAATTTGCGCAGAACTCCCTGCTTGACCGCTAAATCCTGAAAAACCACTAGTTCCTGCTCCTGAGTATCCGCTCGCTCCACTATTTCCTGTATTGCCTGACCATCCGCTTAATCCAGATGCTCCTGTAAGTCCTCCGTATCCAGAATATCCACTTGTACCACTGCTGCCCAGTTGTCCAGTTGGTCCAGTTGGCCCTATAAAACCTGAAAACCCGCTTACTCCACTAGCCCCATCACTTCCCGCTGAACCGCTGTAACCAGAGTATCCACTTATCCCACTAGCCCCATTACTTCCCGCTGCACCGCTGTAACCAGAGTATCCACTTATCCCACTAGCCCCATTACTTCCCGCTGCACCGCTGTAACCAGAGTATCCACTAAATCCGTTTTCGCCTGTTGGGCCTATAGGTCCTGTTGGACCACTCACATTCGCTGATATAGTCGTTACTAAGTATGAAATAGTGCCATTGCGATAGTAAGAAGTCAGCAGTGGGATACCAGTTGCTGATTGAGCATAAAGGGTAACCCTTATACGACTTGCTGTACTTGCCAATGTTGTAACCGGCACATATGCAGAAAATTCAAATAATGTTGAAGAGCTTGTATTGATAGGTGTGCCATTTGCATAGTTGCCGGTAACTAAGTTTTGTAATAATGTAGTCCCATCACTGCCTACCTCATCTATTACGGCCCAAAATCTTACATCGCCTGCACCACTTCTACTAGCATATAACCAAACATTCCAGTTGCCTCCCACAACTGCTGTAACCCCTGGTATCCCCACCCCGGTTAGCCAAGTGCTTATCAACGTTCCTGATCCAGCATTTACACTAGTAGTTACATTTGTTTGAGGTCCATTGTTTGGGATCAATAACAAACTGCCATTAGTTGGGCTTGTTCCGCCAACGTCATCTAGGTACAAAACAAGTCCGCTTGAAATTCCATTTTGTCCTGCGGCCCCCACCGCTCCAGTTGGCCCTGTGCTGCCTAGTAGCCCACTGAATCCGCTATGACCTGACCACCCACTTACGCCACTGTTTCCAGTTAGGCCACTGGCTCCTGAATAACCTGACATGCCATCCATACCAGAATAGCCGCTAGTGCCTGGGACGCCTGGACTGCCTGAATAGCCACTGCTGCCACTTGCACCAGGTGTGCCATCCATACCAGAATAGCCGCTAGCGCCTGGGACGCCTGGACTGCCTGAATAGCCACTGCTGCCACTTGCACCAGGTGTGCCATCCATACCAGAATAGCCGCTAGCGCCTGGGACGCCTGGACTGCCTGAATAGCCACTGCTGCCACTTGCACCAGGTGTGCCATCCATACCAGAATAGCCGCTAGCGCCTGGGACGCCTGGACTGCCTGAATAGCCACTGCGTCCAGATTGTCCTGTAAGGCCAGGTGCGCCTGAATAGCCGCTATAGCCAGAATATCCGCTGACTCCAGCACCTCCTGATCCACCACTGCCTGGACTAAACAGTATTCCTCCAGGAGTAACACCGTCTGAAAAACGGAGTTCCACAGCACCGCTGGTATAAAAGATCTCTCCTTCGCGACCAACATATTCATCTACATCATTTGTAAATTTACTGGTCCAAATTTTCCGAATTTGAGTCACAAATAAATCAACCCAATATGGACGGTTTAATACTCACAGTAGGTATGTGGTTTTTGTCTTTTATATTGTTAGCAATAGTTGATTGCTGAGGCGTATGGAAACTGTCAGCTGGATTTATCTCAGTAGGGTCCTCAGTTGTTGGGCCCACGCTGTCTTTGACTGTGTCTAGATGCTGTTGTAGAGGTGGGCTCCACTTGGCATCTCCATCTTCGCCGTAGCGAACACCTGGATTTATAACATCATTACTGGCTTGAGCTTTTAACACATCTCCCAAGGGAATATTGATTGTTACAGGCACGTTTACAGTAAATTCTTTTATGAATTCTTTGGCTCTCATATCATGCACCCTATACTATTATCTTGATACCAAAACATGCCAAACTCCTGAAATTGGAGTTTGCGCTGCCAAATCCAATTGACATCTCATTTCATCTAGCAATAATATACCCGTGGGCGATATTTGCTGATAGTTGAGATCATATACCTGCACAAGCACTAGCTTTTGTCCAAGACCGTGTACAACAGTAAACAAGTCTCCGTCAAGATCAACCTGAGAAAAAGGAGTTTGAAAACTCCTTACTACAGAAGAGCCAGGAGGTCCTGCTGGTCCTGTTGGTCCTAGGATAGGCCCCTTGGGAATAAATCCAGGACTAAGAGCTCCATAATTTAATAAAATCTCACTTACACTGCCTACAGTGCTGTCATTTATAGGTGTTGGCGTTAAATAATCCCGATTTACAATGGCCCTTAACCACACATAGTTGCCAACAAAGGTGTATGCAAAGGTTCCTGTGTCACCTCCATAGAGCCCACTGGGGTTGAATAAATCTCTTGGAAATTGGACAAACGGCATATCCGACTGCAAAAACACAGGGAACCAATCATCGTCAGCGGGATTATCAGCAAGGGAGGCTTGAATATATATTCTACCACTGAAATTATTCAAGGAAATTGCAACAGTGTGGCTGCCACCAAGAAAATTTGTGTAACCAGCGCCTTTTTGTTTTTCCCCAGTTACGTTAACTTTACCTGAAGTAGTGGGTAATAAGACAAGACTTTCCATAATTGCTCAACAATTGATTTGTTGATATTTATGAAAATTTTAAATAGTAACTTCAATAACCAGTGTAGTGTCATCAATAATTTGTTCTACTACACTGGGCAGGCTTTCAAATAGTGACAACAATTGTTCTGAACTTAGCACACTGTCCAGTTGTTCATTATCCTTAATCAGTTTACTGATAGATATAGATATAGTTTGATTAGCTATTTGCGCCATTGATTTATGTCCTATTTGTAGTATTTACTTGCGGTGTTTGGGCCGCCTACCACGTTTTTTGCCCCTGTTGATTTGACTTCCGTTGTTATCTAAATCTGCATGTTGCAGATAACGTTCCAACCCCATTCCGTCCACCTCAACAATCTTGTTGATGTCCAAAACCAAGCTTGTATTATTTTGTATATGTACCCCAGTAATTTGTACATCTGGAGCACCAATTGTATGTGCAACCACAAATCTGTGATATACTCTTGAACCTGGTGTTTCGGCCACTCCAAGAACTGTTCCTTTATCAATCAACCCTTTTTGACAAAGTGTTTGAATTGCTGCTATTTTGCTCATTTGCCTTACAGGACCTCGCTATTTTCTACTAATGCTTCTTTGGACCCCATAGGCACACAAGTAACTGTGCTCAGAAACTCAAGTTTCAATTTGTTTGTTTCATTGTCTAGTGTCACTAGGACTCGACCTCCTGATTTGAGTTTTCCAAATAATATTTCTCTGCTCATGGGCTTCTTAATTGTATTATCAATCAGTCTAGCCAAAGGCCTTGCGCCCATGCTTGTATCAAATCCATGTTTTACAAGCCATTCTTGAGCTTCTGGATCAACTACTACGCATACATTTTTGCTTTGTGCAGAAACATTTAGTTGTTGGATAAATTTGCTTACAACTTTAAGCATGGTTTCACTGCTCAAAGAGCCAAAAGGAATCACAGCATCTAGTCTGTTCCTAAACTCGGGTGCAAAAAATCTTTTAACAGCCTCTTTATCTGCTTCAGCATTACTGCTTGCCCCAAATCCAATGCCCTGTTTTTCCATTTCAACAGCACCTAAATTGCTAGTAAAAATCAATATGGCATTTTTCAAGCTCACTGTTTTTTGGTTTTGGCTTGTGATGCTGCCATGATCCATGGCTTGCAAAAAAACATTCAACACATCAGGATGTGCTTTTTCCACTTCATCACAGAGAAGAACGCAACTAGGTGTTTGCTCTAATGCATTGATGAGAGCGCCATTCCCTGCGCTGCCATCACTGTAACCCACATAGCCAGGAGGACTACCTATGAACCTGCTCACAGTGTGCCGTTCTTGGAATTCACTCATGTCAAATCTAACAAAACTGTAACCTAACTTCTCTGCTAGCATTTTAGCAAGCTCTGTTTTGCCAACACCACTAGGGCCTGTAAACAAAAAACTACCTACAGTTTTGTTGTGTTCTCTAAGTCCGCTGTATGCCAAATAAACTGAATCTACAAGAATCTCTACAGCTTTGTCTTGCCCATAAATGACTTTTTTTAGATCTTGGTCTAAGTTTGAAATTCTCAGGTTTTCGTTGTTTTCTACATTTTCTATGCTAACTTTGGCAATACGAGCAATTTGCTGCTCAATGTGTTCTATTTGAACAACTTTTTTGTTTTTGCCTTTTATTTTTATTGTGGCACCAGCTGCATCAATTAGATCAATAGCCTTATCTGGCAAATATTTGTTGAAAATGTATTTGACACTTAAGTCCACTGCTGCGTCAGCACAGCCTGGTGCATATGACACATTGTGAAACTTCTCAAAACTTTTGATTAACCCTTGTATTACTTTTTTAGCGTCAGCGACGCTGGGTTCAACTACATCTTGTTTTTCAAAACGGCGCAATAACGCACGATCTTTTTCAAAATATTTTCTATATTCATCATACGTAGTTGATCCAATTGTGCGAATTTCTCCTCTACCCAGTGCTGGTTTTAGGATGTTTGCTGCGTCCATAGCATTGCTGCTGTTGCCACCTGCACCCATGATCATGTGAATTTCATCTATGAAAACCACAACATTTGGCAAGCTCTTTAAAGCTGCAATGATGTTTTTCATCCTCTCTTCAAAATCACCACGGTATTTGGTACCAGCAACAATGCTGTTGATGTCTAAACTCCAGATTTCTTGATTCAAAAGAACTTTGGGCACAGCTTGTTCCACAATCCTTTTTGCCAGTCCTTCCACAAGTTGTGTCTTGCCAACACCGGGATGGCCCACAAGAATAATATTGTTCTTGAGTTTTCGAGCCAAAGTTTCAACCAATTGATCAACATCAGTGTCTCGGCCAATCAAACTGCTGATTTTGCCTTGTTTGGCTCTCTGATTCAAATTGATGGCAAACTGAAATAATACCATGCGTGCGTCATCTTCACTCATGCCCATTTCATCTGTGTCCTGGCTGTTCTGTGTGAGATAAGAAGTAATACTGCTTTTGTTGATGTTGTGCTTTTGTAAGAAATACACTGCCCAACTGTGCTCAGCATTATATAAAGACAGAAGCATGTCAACACTGTTCATAACACTTTTGCCCATGAACATGCTTTGAGCTTTGGCTTGTTTGATTACACTCATGAGTGTTGTAGTGTATTTGGGTTGATATATCCCGTCAGGAACAACACTGTGATATTTGCTGTCTCGGAGATATGTATTCACGTCAGCTTTGAGCTTTTTTGGCGAACAGCCTAAGGCTGCCAACATGGTGTCAATATCCTTAAATTCCAGCAATGCCATCAAAACATGCTCTACCACCACATATTCGTGATGATGTTTTATTGCAATGTCGTAACTTCGGTTTATTACTTGCTCAAAATCATTTTTTGAATTAGTGGGCTCTTTCATGTGTTTTGTCCTAGTGAAAGATTTATGATGCAGTGGGTTTGGCCCATGCTGAGATAGCATCCACTTGCTGTTGATCAAGGGATTGCGGCAGCTCAACTTGAACTCTGACCATAAGGTCACCACGTACTGAACTATTGTTACTGAGAGGCATACCTTTACCTTTTACTCGCAAGAGTGTTTGATCTTTGGTCAACATAGGCACTTTTAGGGCTACTGTTCCGCCTTCAATTACAGGCACAAGTTTTTCACAACCCACTAACGTTTCCCAAATTGACAACTTCACTGTTGAAATCAAATGAGGCCCACTGCGTTCAAAACTAGTGTGTGGACTGACTACAACTGTGATGTATAAATCGCCAGGAGCTAAATTAGCGTGTGTGCGAGAGCCATTTCCAGCGTACCTGAGTCTATAACCACTATCAATGCCTGCGGGTATGTTCACTACTAAGTTGATGTTTTGTCCACCGCTGTCGGTGAATTGAATGGGCACACTTTTTCCTGAAAAA